GTTTTTGAAAGCAATATTTATGAAACTGTTGTGGGAGCAATGAGACAACTGGTTTCAAAGAATGAAGAAACGATTAAGTTTTGCTTTCTATTAGATGCGGTTGACGGTCTTATTGCCAAGAACGATATGGACAAGTCTTTTGAAGAAAGCTCAAAGGTGGCTGGAGGTGCAGTTATTGCAGCCACATTCATGAAGAAGCTTTCGATTGCGCTTGCAAAGCGAGGTCACATGGCCATCTTTATTTCACAAGTCAGAGCAGACATTAAGCTTGACCCATATTCTAAAGCTCCTATTCGCCAGACATCTGCCACAGGAGGCAATGCCCTACTACACTTTGCAAACTGGATTCTTGAGTTTGAACCTCGATTTAAGGGAGATTTGATTCTTAAAAACGCTGCTGATAAAAGCATTGACCTTGAAAAAAATCCTCCAATTGGACACTGGGCTAAAGTTACAGTCAAGAAATCTCCAAATGAGAAAACTAATCTAACCATCCCATATCCTATTCGGTATGGACGCACAGGTGGTAAGTCTATCTGGATTGAGAAGGAGATTGTTGATCTGCTATTAGCTTGGGAACTCATCAATAAGAGCGGAGCTTGGTTTTCTCCAAGTGAAGATTTCTTACAGCTACTAGCTGAAAACTCTCTAACATTCCCGCCTAAAATTCAAGGCGAAGCGTCTCTTTTTAAAGTTGTTGAAGAAGACGCAGCGCTTCTTAACTTTTTAATTGAATATTTTCGTAAAATGATCGCCAATGAAGTTTAAAACTTTAAATGGCAAAGAGAAGTTGCTGAAAAATGCGTCAAAATATCTTATTAATTGGCGAACGAAAACTCGCAGCAAATTCCAAGACGAAGTTAAAAAATTTTTAAAAACATATTGGAGCGATGATTTCGTATTTGAAGAGCTAAGACTCGTTGATACAAGAATGACTTTTGACTTTTACAATGCAAACAAAAAAATTGCAATTGAGGTCCAAGGCCAGCAGCATACAAAATTTGTTCCTTTCTTCCACGGTAATAGGAATAAATTTTTGCAGCAATTAAAAAGAGACAATAAAAAGCTAGAATTTTGCGAGATGAATAACATCAAGCTTGTTGAAATTTATTCTGTTTCAGAATTGAATAAAGATTTTTTTGAATCGTATGAAATATATCTGTAATATAAGACATGCTGAATAATAAAATCAATGAAATTCCTCAGTTCGAAATGCCATCAAACTTTATCGAACAAATCTACGAACTCAGTGGCAATGCAGATAAATATAAAGGCGTTTTGCTAGCTTATGTTTCGGAAGATGGCGCACCAGTTATCTACTGTAAATATGATTCTCAAGTCGTAGAATTTGGAATGAGAAAAGCTTTGGAAAAATATCTTCAAAATTCAGACGAAGCTGAAACCACATACGATCTTGGAGAAGAAGAAAATGATGAAGATGATGTTGACGAAGATTGATTGCTGAGTATCGTAATAGTAGTATGATCTATTCTTATGAACTTGAAAAGCAATTGCTGGCAGCACTCATTAAAAAGCCAGAGAACTATTTTGAAATCTCTGCATTTATTAATGAAAAAGACTTTTATAGCGAAGACAACAGTTTAAACAAAACGATATTCACAATCGTTCGCCAAGCTTTAGAGGCGCACGAAGAAATTGATGACGTAATCATCGCACAACGAGTTCAGAATCTTGGAATCTCGTTTGATGATGTGGTGAACGTGGCAGAATACGTCAAGAGTCTTGGCATGAGAAAGGTAGCCGATGGCAGTCTCATTAAAACAGCCAAAGAACTTAAAAAATACACTATTCGCAGAGAGATTTTTGAATCCTCTCAAAATATTGCGAAAAAGATGAAAACTTTGCCAGCAGAAAGTTCCTATTCGGAAATCATTTCTGTAGCTGATAAAGAATATAACAGCCGCATCAATCAGTATGAGGTTGGCAATGATTCTCCAGAAAACATCTACGATGAGATGGAATCAATGATTGAAGACAGGGGCGCAAATCCTGTTACCGAATTTGGGATGATGGGTCCGCATGAAAAGATTAACAGTATTTATGGTTCTCTTTTGCGACCAGGAAATATTACTGTTATTGTTGCTCGATCTGGCGTTGGTAAGACTCAGTTCTGCATGGACTATTCAACCAAAGTCAGTTTGTCATACAATGTTCCAGTATTGCATTTTGATAATGGCGAAATGAGCAAGGAAGAACTAATCATGCGCCAATGCTCTGCCCTCAGTGGGGTTCCTATGCACTTGATTGAAAGCGGTCAGTGGTTGCGTGCAGGAAAAGAAACAGTAGATAAGGTTCGCAACATTTGGGCCAAGGTTAAGAAGCTGCAATTTTATTACTATAATGTTGGCGGCTTGGATGTTGATTCCATGATCAATACATTGAAGAGATTTTACTATTCAAAAGTTGGTCGCGGCAACAAGATGATTTTTAGTTTTGACTATATTAAAACAACATCTGATAGTGCTGGCGCAAATAAAACAGAATGGCAAATGGTTGGCGAAATGGTTGATAAATTTAAACGATGCGTTCAGAAAGATATTCTATATGACGGATTGCCAATTATTTCAATGATTACTTCTGTTCAGTCGAACCGTTCTGGCATCACTAATAATCGCAACTCTCAAAATGTTGTTGACGATGAAAGTATCGTATCTTTGTCTGATCGAATCACTCAATTCTGTTCTCACATGTTTATTCTAAGAAATAAAACAACAGATGAAATCCTGAATGAAGGAGTTAGATTTGGAACACACAAGCTCATTAATGTAAAAGCTCGACATTTGGGCAAAGATATTGCTGGCGCGGTAGAAGCCGTGCGCGTAGGCGATACGCTTCGCAAAAATTTCATTAATTTAGAATTTAAGAATTTTAATATCACAGAAAGAGGCGATCTTCGAGACATTGTTGAATTCAATGATATTGGCGAAGGCGCTGAAGAAAATGGAAGAAACACTGCTCCTGATTTTGATGAACTCTGATCAAATAAAAGGCTCTCTTGAAAAGCTTGGTTACGGTCTAAAAGATTTTGGAAACCATTGGAGAACAAAAGCTTTATATCGCGGCGGCGATAATCCAACAGCTATTAAAGTGTACAAGAATAGCGGAGTGTGGCAAGACTATGTTCAAGGCAACGCTTCTCTGCCTCTTGCTAAACTGGTGGAATTGACGCTGCAAACTAAAGACCCCAAAATTATCAAGCAGTATGTTAGCTATAATCAAGAAGTTCAAACGCATTATATCGCAAAGGAAAAAATAGAAATGGACAAAATTTACCCCAAAGAATGCTTAAATAGACTTTTTCCAAACTTCTCCTTTTACAAGAAGCGAGCAATCAGTGAAGAAACACAGAAGCTTTATCATTGTGGTTTGGCTGGAAATGGTCAAATGTATCAAAGAATTGTGTTTCCAATTTATGAATCTAATGGAGAAATCTTTGGATTTAGCGGTAGAAAAATTAATGACAACAACGAAGCTCCCAAGTGGAAACATATTGGCACAAAAACAAAATGGGTTTATCCAGCATTTGTTCCAAGAGAACAAACGGTTGATTCTATTATTGACGAAAAGAAAGAGGTCATTTTGGTGGAAAGTATTGGAGATAGCTTGGCTTTGACAGAAGAAGGTTATCCCAATAACCTTGTTACTTTTGGATTAGACTGCTCTCCAGCGCTCTTGAACTATCTCTGCTCTAAAGACCTGCGTAAGATCATTATCGCCACAAATAACGATAATGAGAAGCAAAAGAATCATGGCAAAATCTCTGCCATGAAAAACTACATGAAACTCAGTCAGTTTTTTGACTTTGAACAGCTATCTGTTCAGCTTCCTTGGGCAAATGATTTTGGCGAAATGAAGCAGAAAGAAATGTCATTCAAGGATTGGTATCAACAACCAAATGTTTCTCAAGAAGCTAAATTAAATGATTATAAAGATTTCTGCTCTGCTAATCGTACTTCTTTTCAAGAAAAGAAATTAGAGAAATTTTTTAAAAAACTACAAAACTTTGGAATATAAATATATGAGCGAACCTAAAAATAGAACTTTATTTGGACAACCAATTAGAGAAGATACGACTGCTGAATGCTATCCAACAAAAATGTCTGTAGATGAATTTTGTGAAGCAATTCTTAATAATAAAGAAGCGTTTGCAGAAAACATGAAAGAGCTTTTTCCTAATGATGAAAGATTCGCAGAAGATTGGTTTGAAACTTTTGCTGCATGGTCTGAAATCGAATAAATTTTACCATAAATTAGACTTTGGAATCTAAAAAAAATATTGGAGCAATAAGAGGGTGTTTAGTGTAACTTATATTATGTATTTATATATCATCACCAACTTATTGAATCAAAAACAGTATGTCGGAATTACTACTCAAGCAAATCCATATAGGAGATGGATTGAACATAGGTCTAAAGCGAAAAAGAACAAAAACACTCCAATCAGCGGCGCAATCAAAAAATATGGACATGAAAATTTTACATTTAAAGTCATTAAAAAATTAGAAAATTGCACCATCGAAGACCTTTTGGAAGAGGAAACAAAACTAATTATTGAATACAATACATTAGCGCCAAAAGGATACAATTTGCAATTAAAAAGCTCCTTTAGAATGATGAGTCCAGAGCTTTCAAAAAAACTGTCCCAATCTCAACAAGGAAAGTCTGGGAAGTTAGAAAAACTAAAACACTCTCAATACATTGGGGTTTATAAAAAACCTAGAAGCCCATCTTTTACATGTGAGATAGCCTTTCAAAGAAAAAAATACTACAAAGTTCTCTTAACGGAAGAAGAGGCGGCAAGAACTTATGACAAAATGGCTATTTATTTTTACGGTAGAGATTGTATAACCAATTTTGATAAAAAAGAATACTCTGACGATGAAGTGAATAAATGTTTTAAAAACTTTTTTGAGCGATCTAGCAATTTTTACTCATCTCAATATCCAGGAATTTATTTTTCAAACGAAAGAAAAGCCTTTAGAATCAGATATAATAAAAAACATATAGGTCAAGCTCCAACAGAAGAAGAAGCTAAAGAAATTCTAGACGAATATATTCGTAATATTAACAATCCAGATTTCCTTAAAAATAAAAAACAAAAACATACAAAAAGAACATTGCAGAGGATCGAAAAAACTAAAATTCTTTTGGAGAAGAATTTTTCTCACGAAGAGATAGCAAAAGAACTCGGCATCACTAAACATAACGTTAACTACATAATCCAACTCATCCATGGTAGCCACCCTATCTGCAAGCAGAACTAAAACAGCACAGTCTTGTAGTTTTCGCTATTGGGCCTCGTATCATCTTAAGTTGCCAGACAAAAAAAACGACGGAAGCTCCAAAGGGTCTGTTTGTCATATCATTCTTGAAATGCTGGGCAATCCAAGACATAAAAAACACTATGATAAGATTATTCATGATCGTAATTTATTTGCCAGTAAAGCGGTTGAGAGATTGGTAAAAAAACATGCAAAACTTTTAAATGTTGACGACGAAGAAAATATTAAACAGATATGCGACATGACTCTCGCAGGTCTTCAGTATGACTTTTTCGGCACTGAATTTGGCGAACCGACAGAGGTTTTAAGCGAATATGCTTTTGATATTGAAGTTAATGAAGGAGACTATAGTTATAAAATAAAAGGTTTCATTGATAAGCTGTTCCTTTATAAGGAACAAGGACTGGCAATCATTCGAGATTTCAAAAGCAGCAAGGAAGTATTCAAAGGCAAAGACCTTGAAAATAATCTTCAAGACTTAATTTATTCGCTCGCAGTGAAGAATAAGTTTCCAGAATACAAAAAACGTTATTCAGAGTTCTTATTCCTCAAGTTTCTACCAACAGAAAAAGGAGTTATTCGCATGCCTACGCTTAGCGATGAAGAATTGGATGGTTTTCAATCCGAACTCACAGAAATCCAAAAATATCTTGATAATTTTAATATTCAAACTGCAACTTCTAATTTAGCAGCTAGACAAGATTACCCAAAAGATAATTCTTTTAGTGGTCCTTTGCAATGCGGAAGAGCCGTTCATAAAGGTCAACTCAAAAAAGATGGCAGTTTAATGTATCATTGCCCATATAAATTTGATTTTTACTATTATAAAATTTGCGACATGAAAGGGGTAATGATTGCCTCATGTTTCTTGGAGGACTTTGACGAATACATTAAAAAATATCCCGAAGATAAATATCTTTATCAAACAATGTGGTACCAAGGTTGTCCTGCATTCAATAAAGGAATTGACAGATAGAACGTATCATGCTATACTAAAGCATGATTCCACTCTTTAAGAGCACATATAGTATTGGAAAATCAATACTAACACTAGACGATCCAAAAGAAACCAAAGAAGGCGGTTCTGATAGCATCATCTCGATTGCTATAGAAAACAAACTATCTGAAATCTTCTTAGTTGAAGATTCAATGATTGGCTTTTTGGACGCTCATCAAAAATGTAAAGAATACGATATTCAATTAGTTTTTGGTTTGAGAATGTCTTGTTGTAACTCTGTTGCAGATGAAGATAAAAAGTCTTCCGAACATAAGATCGTTATCTTTGCGAAGAGCGATAAAGGTGTTAAAAATTTAACTCGCATCTTTTCCTTAGCGAATCAAAATAATAATGGCTTTGTTGATTCTGTATTTTTGCAGAATAATTGGTCAGATGATTTGATGCTTTGTATTCCTTTTTACGACTCTTTCATCTATAACAATAACTTTAGAGGCAAGCAATGCTTGCCAAACTTTAAGTTCACTAAAGTTACGTTCTTTATCGAAAAGAACGATTTACCGTTTGACCATATCTTAAAAACTAAGGTTGAAAAATGGTCATCTGCTTCTGGCGAAAGCATGCAGCAAACAAAGTCTATTTATTATAAAAACCGTAAAGACTTTGAAGCTTGGCAAACATATAAGTGTTTATGCAATCGAGCTTTTGGCAAAGAACAGTCGCTTTCTAGTCCGAATCTGGAACACTGTGGCAGCGATTCATTCTCTTGGGAGGCATTTAAAAATGAAAGATAATTTACTAAGATTCGATTTTAATCAGAAATATATTGTCCTGGACACCGAAACAGAGGGGCTTAACCTACTTCATTCAAGACCTTGGCAAATCGCATGGATTGAAGCTGTTGGAAAGAAAATCGTCTCGCGCCAAGAAAGATATATTTATTGGCCAGACTTTAAAATCAGTGATGGTGCGGCGAAAATCACTGGTTTTAATTATGATAAGTATCGTGATCTTGCTCGCGATCCAAAAGAAGTTTGGGACGAATTCTCTCCTTTTTTAGAAAAGGACGCCAATAAAATCATTGGCCAGAACATTCTTGGATTTGATGTTTACATGCTCAATTCTTGGAAAAGAGCGATGGGTTTGGAATCAAATTTTGATTATGTTGACCGTGTGCTTGATACAAAAGCTTTAGCAATGGCAATTGCTAAAGAATGCAGGTCTGTGGATTCAGATGATTTGATTTGCTGGCAATATCGCTGGCTTAATCATCGAGAAAAGGGAATTAAAACCAGTCAAGCTCACTTGTTAAAGCATTATGAAATTCCTCACGACCCTAGTAAATTGCACGGGGCACTTTATGACATTGAAATGACATTCCAAATTTTTCAGAAACAAATCTTTGAACTAGAAATCTAATGATCGAAAACTTTCAAAAATATCAGCAGCCAACACTTCCTGGCGTAAAACTTCCACAAATTATCATTGAGCAAAAATACTATGATCTTCTAGGTATTCCAAACACTTCTTCAAATTACCAATTTCTCCGTAAGCTGTGTCACAAGGGAGTTTTAGAAAAAGAAATTGACAAAAAAGAAAACGCTCAAATTTATTACGAGCGCATTAAAACAGAGCTTAGCTTATTTGAAGAGCTTGGGTTTATTGATTATGTTCTCTTGAATTGGGACATTTTGAAGTTCTGCCATGAGAACGGAATTCCAACTGGCCCTGGCCGTGGATCAGCAGCAGGTTCTTTGGTGCTGTATTTGATTGGCGTAACTAAAGTTGATCCTATTCAGTATGAATTGTATTTTGAGCGATTTGTTTCAAAAAGTCGAGCCAAGAAGATTATTGTTGATGGAGAAACTTATTTGGACGGTTCTCTGCTTGCAGATGTTGATAATGATATTGCTTATGAACGTCGTCAAGAAGTGATCAAGTTTATTGAAGAGAAATATGCTGGCAAAACATGTAAAATTCTTACGCTCAATACTTTGAGCAGTAAACTTTGCGTAAAGGAATGCGGAAAACTTGTTGGCGAGCTACCAGAATCATCAGTAAATGAAATCAGCGACTTGATTCCCAAGAAATTTGGTAAAGTTGCAAGTCTCAAAAATGCTTGCCAAGAAAATGACAAGTTTAGAGAATGGGCGAATGAAAATAAAAAAATCTTTGAAATTGCTCAAAAGCTTGAAGGCTTGGTGAAAAATACTGGCGTTCATCCATCAGGCATTGCAATCAGTCACTATGACTTGGAAGAGATTATGCCTCTTCAAACAACTGGCGAAGGTGATCTTGTTTCTGGTTATGACATGAATGATGTTGCTAGTTTGTGCGTTAAATTTGATATTTTGGGTTTGAGAACCCTTTCTGTTATTCAAGACGTTTGCAAACAAATTGGCTTTGATATTACAAAACTCGATTTGCAAAGCAAAGACATTTATGACTACTTGCAAAATCTTCAAACTCCGCAAGGACTGTTCCAGATCGAAGCTGATACAAACTTTAAAGTTGCTCAAAAAGTTAGGCCAAAAAACCTAGAGCAGCTTTCAGCAGTGGTGGCAATTGCTCGCCCTGGAGCTTTGGATTTCTTGGACCGATACGCTCAATATGTTAATGTTGGCGATTTCCAAAGTGTTCACCCATTCTTTGATGATATTTTGGAATACACTGGAGGCATTCCTCTTTATCAAGAACAGTTGATGCGAATGGCTGTTAAGGTTGGTTTCACACTTGATGAATCAGAACAGCTTCGTCGTATTGTAGGCAAAAAGAAAGTTGATCAAATGTCTGCTTGGCAAGACAAGATTAAAGAAAAAATCCAGCAAAATAATCTTGATCCTGTTATTGGAGAAGTTTTGTGGAAGGTGGCAGAAGATTCTGCAAATTATAGTTTTAATAAGTGCGCTTGGGAAGAAGAGACAGTAGAATTGCAAAGCGGTGAGATTAAAATGCTAAAAGAGGTTTGTGTAGAAGATAAAATTAAAGCTTTCGATGTTCAAAAAAAGGAGGATCATTACGTTTCTGTTTTAGATGTCATGAAAAGTGAAAAAGAAGTTTTTGAATTTGAAATGGAGAATGGGTTATCAGTTACATGCTCAATGGAACATAAATTTTTGTGCCAGCATGATTTAAAGATGCATCCTATAAGCGAAATCTTGGAGAATAGTTGGCTTATTGTGTGTAATAATTAGTATGAGACTAATTAAAACAGATTCAAACCAAAGACTGATTCCTATAGAAGAATTTAATTGCTGCTTACTAGACGGAGTAAGCAAAAAACAAATAATAAAACTTTTCCCAACAAGAGCTGGGGGAGCTTATTATTTAAATAAGTTCGAAAATTATTTAATAAATTATCATAATATTAATTTAGTCTCCTATATCAAACTATATCTTTCTGAATATCCAAAATGCCTAGAAACAAAAGAAGAAGTTGGATTTAAAATTAATGGGACTGGAGTATTATTCTCTAATTTTAAATTAGGGAAAGGCTCGAACAAGAACATTAATCCAAAATTTAAAAATTTTTGCGAAAGAATTTCTAAAGAACGAAAAGGCTCTGGCAATCCAATGTTTGGGAAAGAACCTTGGAATAAAGGCGATCTTGATTGGGCTGAGAAAATGAGAGGTAGAAGGTTGGGAAAAATAGCGACAGAAGAAACAAAGTCTAAACAATCTCAATCAGCAAAAAAAAGAAAAGTCCACGGACATACTGGAAAAAAACATTCTGAAAAAACTAAAAACGAACTTAGAAAAATAACGGCAGAAAGGTACGGCAACGGAATCTTTAAAAGAGAAACCTCCATACACGTTAAAATGAGAGAGTTTTTATCAGAGCTGAATTTAATTTCGCCATTTTTAGAAGAGTACCCACTCGTTTATTTTTCTTTAGACTTTGCTTTTCCAGAATTCAAAATAGCAATCGAATGCCAAGGTACATATTTTCATATAGACCCTCGATTTTATCCAGACGGGCCAAAAAGCAGAGTTCAAAGAAGAAATTTTGGTAGAGATAAGTCTAAAAAGAAATTTCTAGACAAGATGGGGTGGACTATGATAGAGTTATGGGAAACAGAAATTAATAACGGAGAATTCAAAAATATTTTAACATGCAAACTACAAGAATTAAATCTTTTAAATCATTAGGCATCAAGAAAACTATTGATTTAGAAGTTGACCATCCCGATCACAATTTTTATCTCCAAAATCTTGTAACGTCGAACTCCCACTCCATTTCTTATGCGATTCTTGCTGCGTGGACTCTTTATCTAAAATTTCAATATCCTCAGAATTTCTTTTTGAGCTTATTGAAGATGACACAGTTTGAGCCTGATTCATACTCAGAAATTAATAAAATTACCCAAGAGCTTCCATATTTTGACATGAAACTTTTGGCACCAGACCTCACAAAATCCAAGACCGACTTCTCAATTGAGAAATCTGATATTCGTTATGGATTGAATAGCATCAAAGGAATTTCGGATAATACAATGAGCGCTTTGATGGAATTTTGTAACGCTGAATTAAAAAACAAATATGATGTTTTTTCAGTAGCTAAGCAAGTTGGGTTAAATATTGGCGCTTTGTCTGCGCTTGTGCAAGCTGGAGCACTAAATAGTTTTTCAGAAGACCGTTGTCGGATGGTATTGGAAGCTCAGTCATTTAATATTCTAACTGATAGAGAAAAGCGTTTGTTTTGCTCTTTGGGCGAGAAATATGACTTTGACATTTTGAAAACAATTCATGATTGCGTCAAAAATAAACAAATTGGCGATGATAATAAAGTGATCATGAGTGATAAGAGGTTTCAAACATTCAAGCAAAAATATGCTGGCTATCGAGAAATCTATGACAAAAACTCAAAATATCCAAAATTTGCCAATTGGTATTTTGAAACTAAATTGCTTGGATACTCTTATTCGCAAATTGTTAAAAATATCTTTTCGGAGGAAGATTCAGAAAAATATGTGAATTGCATGACTTTCAACTCTCTTGACATTAATGAAAACGTGCGTATGGTAGGCGTTGTAAAAGACTGCTTCCGCAAGAAAAGCTCTAATGGAAACAAATACGCAAAACTTGAAATCGCTGATGAAACAGGAAAAGTGAAAGCAATGCTTCTTGATTCTCGTCAAAAAGCTAGACTAACAGAGTATCTTGATAATGGTAATAAATTGCCAAAAGAAGAAAACATTGTAATCGTAACTGGTAAAAAGGGAGAAGATATTTTATTCATAGATAAACTAGCCATCTTGGATGAGAAAATTTATATGAAACTCTCTGAAATTAAATAGTGTAAAAAGATGAGGATGAAAAACTTTAACTTGACTCCACGGGTCAAAAAAGCCTTAGAAAAAGCGCAAGAACTTGCGAAATCTTTAGGACACGAAAGAATTAATTGCGCTCACATGTTTAAGACTGTGATGGAATTAGATTATCCCATGTTCCGAACTGTTTTGCGTCCATTCATGGTTAATCAGTATGAATTGGCAGAAAAGATTATTCCATTTGTAGAAGAGAATCATCCAGCCTTTTTTAAAAAAAAAGCCAATGAAAAGACTTGGCATAATGAAATTGAAGAAATACTTAAATTCGCGAACGAAACAAGTTCAAATCTAAAACAAGAATATATTGGCGTAGAGCATATTTTATACGCTTTGATAGTTACTTCTCCAACAGTGCGTGGGTTTTTGGAATATAACAAGTTTCCAATTGATGATTTTGCTGAATTATTAATGAATCATCTGGACCCGAATGCAGTGAAGAAAAAAGTAGAAACCATTCCAGAAATTAAGGAAGAAACTGCCGACAAATTAACGTATATTAAAAAATACTGCACAAACTTAACTGAACTAGCCACAAGCAATAAATTAAATAATGTTTATGGTAGAGATGTTGAAATTGCAACTCTTGCAGAGACTTTCTTGAGAAAAACAAAGAATAATATTATTCTAATTGGCGATCCTGGCGTAGGTAAAACAGCCATCGTTGAAGGTTTAGCTTACAAGATTATTGTTGATGAAACCACTCCTCTTTTAAAGAATAAAATTTTGATTTCATTGAATATGGCATCCATGATTGCTGGCACAAAATATCGTGGCCAATTTGAGCAAAGATTTCAAGGACTTCTTGATGAACTCAAACAAAATAGTAATTTTATCATTTTCATTGATGAAATTCATACCATGATTGGTGCTGGCAATGGAGAGGGAGCGCTAGATGTGGCAAACATGCTCAAACCTGCTTTAGCTCGCGGAGAAATCACTTGTATTGGCGCTACAACACACGCTGAATACAAGAAGCTGTTTGAGAAAGACGGTGCGCTAAAACGCCGATTTGAAGCTATAACAATTGAAGAGCCAGACAAGCTTCAAACCAAGGAAATTCTCATGTCCTCAAAAAAACAATTTGAAGACTTTCATGGAGTGATTTATCCAGAACAAATTATTGAAGACATTATTTTTCTTTGTGAGAAATACATTCCTTACAAAAAATTTCCTGACAAAGCTTTTGACATACTGGATTTGCTAGGATCAAGAGTGAAAATTGCTAATTTTGTTATTCCTAAAAAAATCAAGAATCTCGAAAAGAAAATCCAAAAGAATCTCAATAATATCAAAAATCCAAAACACTCAAATGATTGCGAAAAAATGATTGAAGAATTTGGTCAAAAATTGATCGAATGGTCAGAAAAGGGTCGCAAATTTATTCCAATCTCAACTGATCATATTATTGATGTGTTTTCTGAGAAGCTTGGAGTTAATAAAAATAAAATTATTTTTGCAAATAATCTACAAAACGAAAACATTTTTGAGACTCTTAAAAATGATATTTTTGGCCAAGATGAGGCTTTAGTAAAAATTAGCGATATTCTAATCTGTTCAAAAGCTGGTCTTAAACCAAAAAACAAACCAATGGGCAAGTTTTTGTTTGTTGGCCCAACTGGAGTTGGCAAAACTTGGACAGCTAAATCAATTGCCGAAAAGTTTTTTGGCAATGAAAAAAGTTTATTGAAGCTTGATATGAGCGAGTATCAAGAATCAAGTTCAATCAATAAATTAATTGGTTCTGCTATTGGATATGTAAAATGTGAAGAAGGCGGTATATTAACAGAGTTTGTTAGAAATCGGCCAAACAGCGTGATCCTTTTTGATGAAATTGAAAAGTCTCATAGAGATATTAATAATTTGCTGCTTCAAATTTTGGACGATGGTTATTTAACTGATAGCATGGGTCGCAAAATTGATTTTTCAAACTCCATCATTATTCTAACAAGTAATCTTGGTCACGAACAAGTCTCTAAACCATCAATGGGTTTCTTGCCAGTTCAGGACGATCAAGATTCTAAATACAAGAAATCAATAGAGAACTTTTTCAAGCCAGAATTTTTAGCCAGACTAGATGACGTTGTTGTGTTTAACAAGATTTCCAAGAATGAATTTCAGAAAATTTTTGACAAAATGATTGAAAAAACACGCGAGTCTCTT